GGAGCGTATTCTTGCGATGTCGCCGCTTTTTCGTATTGGTAAGGTGAAGATTAAGAAGGATCATGCTGATTTTATTCAGGAGTGGGTTGATTATGATTCGTCTGTTCGTGCTCCTGCTGATGACTGTTTGGATTCTATGGAGATTGCTCTTCGTACTGCGGGTGCGTTGTTGGGGGATTATTCTCCTGCGCCTGTTGAGGAGGGTGTTTTGCCGGATTGGGTTCTTGTGGATCGTCCGGGTAATAAGAAGGAAGATCGTTTTGTTGACGAGTTTATGGGGAGTATTTGGTAATGCCTGAGTTTATTAATATTCGTGGTAATGGTGCTGATGCTGTTACGGGTGAGCGGTGTGTTCCGGGTGAGCGCGTTTTTGATACGGGTGTTCGGAATTTGCCGGGGTCGTATATGGCTAATCATAGGACTCGTGTTGTTAAGGAGGCTACGATTGTTTGGCTGGCGGAGCAAGCAGGATATGATGTTGTTAAGCGTGATGCGGGAGATTCTGGAGACGCAGAGGTCGTGGACGGAGCGGATGTTAGTGTTGGAGGAGGAGAGGCTGAGGCTGGAGCGCCTGAGGCTGGAGGGAGCAAGCCCGCTAAGCGACGTTCCTCTGGGGCATCTAAGGGTAAGTGAGGAGGAGCAGGACGCTGATTGGGCTTTGAATCAGGGTATTATTTCTCCTTTTGAGTATAATGAGATTTTGTCTAAGTCTGGTTTGGCTCCTACGGATTTAGAGTTTGAGTAAGGAGGCTCGTATTGGACGATACTAGCACACAGTATGTTGAGGATGTTCCTACTGGTTTTGCTTCGGCGGCTAGTCTCGTTAAGCGTGTCGAAGAGTTGGGTCGGCAGCGCGAGTTGATGGAGCGGCAATGGAAGTTGAATTTGTCGTTTTATAAGGGTAAGCAGTATGTGTTTTATAATCGGAAGTCTCGTCGTATTGAGGCTTTGCCGGTTGAGGATGGGGATAAGCCGCGTTATCGTGTGCGGCTTGTGTCTAATCAGATTGCTCCGAATACGCAGTCGCTTCTTAGTCGGCTTGTGAAGTCGAAGCCACAGTTTTTTGCTACTCCGGGTCAGGCGTCATATGAGGCGCAGAAGGCGACTGAGGTTGCTGAGAATCTTCTTGATTATTGGTGGGATGAGTTTAGTCTTACTGAGAAGCGGGAAGAGGCTATGATGTGGGCTATTATTTGTGGTAATGGGTTTTGGAAGATTACGTGGGATGATAAGGCTGGTCAGGGGATGAAGGTTATGGTTGATCCTATGGGTCAGCCGATTGTTGATCCTATTGTTCGGCATTTTTTTGATAAGAATCTTGAGGCTGCTGGGATTGATTCTGATGAGTTTGAGCGTATGGTATATCAGGGTGAGATTCGTATTGATGTTATGTCTCCGTTTGATGTGTTGTTGGATGATTCTGCTTCGGTGTTTGAGGATTGTCAGTATGCGTTTTGTAAGCATCCTATGACGAGTGATGAGATTTTTGAGCGGTATGGTGTTCGTTTGAAGCCTAATGCTGTGAATAAGTATCCTGATGAGACGCTTCCGGGTGTGTTTGGTAATACTGATGCTAAGACGCAGGAGAATGTGCGTATTGTGTATTATGGGTATTATTTGCCGAATGCTAAGAATCCTAATGGACGTTTTGTTGTGTTTACGAAGGATCCTGCTATTATTCTTTATGATGCTCCTTGGCCGTATCCGTTTGAGAAGTTGCCGCTTGTGAAGTTTCCGGGTATGCGTGTGCCGGGGCAGTTGTGGGATACGAGTGTTGTTGAGCAGGCGATTCCGCTTCAGAAGGAGTTGAATCGTACGTTGTCGCAGATGATTGAGTATAAGAATTTGACGTTGAAGCCGCAGATGTTGGCTCCGGTGGGTTCTTTGCGTCAGCGTGTTACGGATGAGCCGGGCGCTATTTTTGAGTATAATCCGGTTGCTGGTAAGGTTCCTGAGGCTATTCCGATTCCGTCGTTGCCGCCGTATGTGTTTGAGCATTTGCAGGATTTGGGTGCGCGATTGAAGGATGTGTTTGGTCTTAATGAGATTGTTGAGGGTAGTGTTCCTCCGAATGTTGAGGCTGGTGTTGCTATTGATCTTCTTCAGGAGGCTGCTACGGATCGTTTGGCTCCGCAGATTATGCTTATGGAGAAGGCGTTGGAGCGGTGTGGTAATCTTATGTTGCAGTTGGCTCAACAGTATTATAATGAGCCTCGTACTATGATTATTACTGGTTCTGGTTCTAAGCCTAAGGTTGAGCGCTTTGAGGATGCGGATCTTATTAAGGGTGTTTCGATTAAGGTTGAGGCTGGTTCTGGTCTTCCGCGTACTCGTGCTGGTCGTCAGGCTCGTGTGTTGCAGTTGTTGCAGATGGGTATTTTGTCGCCTACGAAGGCGTATAAGTATCTTGATATGGCTGATTTTAAGGGTTTGCAGATGCAGTTTGAGGCTGATGAGGAGCAGGCTATGCGTGAGCATGATCGGCTTATGGATGGTGGTATTGTGAATGAGCAGGCGGCTAAGCAGGCTCAGGATCAGTTGATGATGAGTATTATGGAGGGTGGTCAGGTTGATCCTCAGTTGTTGCAGCAGAGTGTTGAGGCTGGGTTGCAGCCTCTTGCGTATGAGAATAAGGCTGTGCATTTGGAGGTTCATTCTCAGTTTATGAAGAGTGCTGAGTTTGAGATGATGCCTCCTATGGTGAAGGATCAGTTCTATAAGCATTATGAGTTTACGCAGGCTGCGCTTGTTGCTGAGCAGTCGCCGCAGGGTGAGGCTCCGCGTGTGTCGCTTCAGTTGCGTGGTGCTGTTGGTCCTACGACTGGTTCTAAGATTCTTAATCAGGCTGGTGTTGATAATGTTACTCCGCAGGAGTTGTTGGAGCCGCCGCTTGATACGGTGGTTATTGATAATAAGGATAAGCCTAATGCTGTTGAGGGTACGGCTGGGGCTATGGATCAGTATCAGATGCAGTTGTTGCAGCAGTTGCAGTCTGAGCAGGCTAAGGCAGATCAGGAGATTGCTCAGGAGATGGCTATGAGGACGGTGCGTGGTGAGTAAGAGAACTGAGTGGACAGATGAGGATAAGGCTGCTGCTTATGTGATTTGGATTAGTAATGATAAGAATATTCGGGCTACTGCTCGCCAATGTGGGATTGGTCATACGACGATTGCCTATTGGGTGAAGCAATGGGAGAAGGATGGTCCTCCTGAGCGGCTTGATGATAAGATTCGTGCTAATGCTTATGAGTTTGTGCATCATGCGTCTACTGTTCGTCAGAAGGCTATGGATAAGTTAGAGGAGTTAATTCCTGAGGCTGAGATTAAGCAGTTGGGGACTCTTGCTACTGTTGTTGGTATTATGGATGATAAGATTCGTTTGGCGCAGGGTTTGGCGACTAAGCGGACTGAAACTGTTCATACTCTTCCTACTAAGGAAGAGATGAAGGAGTTGATGAGTGGTTTTGCTGATAATCTTGTTAGTGCTGCTGAGGAGCGGGCTGGTGAGGTTGTTGAGATTACTGCTGAGAGTGTTGTTGTGAATGATTAGCGACCAACCGGAATAAGCCGGAGTCGTTGTATTATTGGAGGGTACCATGAGTGATGGTATTGATATGGATGGCGCTTTAGAGGCGTTGTCGGCTGAGTTGCCTGATGAGGATCAGGTTAATGAGGCGCCCACTACGGATCAGATGATTATTGAGGACAATCAGGGTGAGCCTGAATCCTTTACTGGTTTTGATCCTAGTGTTCTTCCTGAGGATATGCAAGCGGTATATAAGTCTATGCAGGCTGATTATACTCGTAAGACTCAGGAGATTGCAGAGTTGCGTCGTGGTTTTGGGGCGCTCTCTGAGCATGGAGTGGATCCTGATGTTGCGCTACAAGCGGTCGGATTCGTGCAGGCGTTGAATGAGGACCCGGAATTTGCTATGCAGATTGCGGCACAGATTCAGCAGAATGCGGGAACACCCGATGTTAGCCAGCCTACGTTTGAGACTACTTCTGAGAATAATAGTTACGAGGGGCTTCCTCCGCAACTTGCGGCTGAGTTAGAAGAGATGCGAGCATTCCGTGAGAGTATGCTTGAGTTTCAGGCTCAGCAAGAGTCGTTGGAAGAGTTAGAGGCTATGGAGAATACGATTAAGACTACTAATCCTCATTATAGTGATGAGGATATGGAGACTATTTATTCTCTGGCGTATGCTCATGATGGGGATCTTATGGCTGCGGCTGAGCAGTATCATGCTATGCAGCAACGTATGCTTGGCTCGTATTTGCAGTCTAAGCAGGTTCCTATGGGTGCTACGCCTGCGCCTACTTCTCCGTCTAGTTCGCCTAGTCCGGGCTTTAAGAGCCTTGAGGATGCGCATAAGGCGGCTTTGGAGGCTGTTCGTAACATTTCCTAATCTATTAAGGAGGTGTTTGTAGGATGGCTGGTGCTAATCTTACTACGCTTAGTGATATTCTCAAGGAGTATTACCTTGGGCCGGTTGCTGAGCAGTTGAATAATGAGGTGCTTCTGCTTTCGCGTCTTAACGCGAAGTCGGAGGATCTGGTGGGTAAGCGTGCCTATGTGCCGCTTCATACGTCGCGTTCTGGTGGTGTTGGTGCTCGTGCGGAGTCTGCGGCTCTGCCGACCGCTGGCAATCAGGATTACGACAAGGCCGTGTACGACCTGAAGTATCTGTATGGTCGTGTGCAGGTTACTGGCCCGTCGATGGCTAAGACCAAGAACGAGGCTGGCGCGTTCCTTCAGGCTCTTAAGAGCGAGTTGGACGGTATTCGTAATGATCTTCAGAAGGATCTGGCTCGTCAGGTGTATTCCAAGGGCGAGGCGATCATTTGTGATTGTGGTACGACGACTTCTTCGACTACGGTCCAGTTGGATACCGATGGTGGTAAGGAGGCGATCCGCAAGGGTCAGTTGTATATTGGTATGATTATTGATCTTGGTACTACGGCTAACGTTGATAATGTTGCTGCTGGTGTTGAGATCACTGGTGTTGATTACGCGAATGCTACGATTACGATTAGTGGTTCGGCTGTTTCGACCACTTCTTCGACTCGTGTGTTCCGCGCGGGTGCGGGTATTGATAATGGTGTTCTGGCTACTGGTTCGCGGTCGAACGAGATTGACGGTCTTCGTCGTATCGTTTCCGTTGGTCAGGAGGCGTTCGGTGAGATTGACCCTGCGGCTAAGACGTTCTGGGACAACAAGCGCATCACTTCGGTGGGCGCTATTGCCCTTGACGATCTTCAGCAGGGCCTCAACCTGATCCGCCTTGAGGGTGGTAAGCCTTCGGTCATGGTTACGTCGCTTGGTGTGCAGCGCGAGGTGTTCGGGCTGCTGAATCAGGATGTTCGTTACGTGAATCCTGAGTCGTACAATTACGTCGCTGGTTTCCAGACGATTGAGTACGCTGGCCTGCCGGTTATCGCGGACATTGATGCTCCGTATGGTAATCTGTACATGCTTGACGAGTCCACGATCAAGGTGTTCTCGGATCAGGATTGGCATTTCCTTGATGCTGATGGTCAGACGCTCCGTCAGGTTGCTGGCTATGATGCTTTTGAGGCTGTCATGACTCGGTACATGAACCTCGGCGTTACGAAGCGTAACAATCATTGTGTCCTCTCGGGCATCACGGTTGATGGCGGGACTGACGCTGGCGTGTAATTAAGGTAGGGAGGGGCTTCGGCCCCTCCCTATTCTCACATGAGGGGAGGTGACTGTGGCTCGTACTAATGAGAAATTATGGAAGCGTATTGTTGCTGATGTTAAGGCTGGTTCTAAGGGTGGTGATCCGGGTGAATGGAGTGCACGTAAGGCACAGTTAGCGACCCTTAGGTATAAGAAGTCTGGTGGTGGCTATTCTGGTCCTAAGACTAAGGCTCAGAAGAGTTTGTCTAAGTGGACTCGTGAGAAGTGGCGTACTAGTGATGGTAAGCCTGCTAAGCGGAAGGGCGGCACTACGAGGTATTTGCCTGATGCGGCTTGGAAGCGTTTGTCTCCGGCTGAGAAGGCGGCAACGAATCGTAAGAAGTTGGCTGGTGATCGTGCTGGTCGCCAGTTTGTTCCTAATACTAGGGCGGCTAAGGTTGCGGGTAAAGCCGCTAGAGGAGGGTGATATGCCTAAGAAACTTGATGAGATTGTTGCTGCATTGGAGCGCGATAATCCTTCGTGGCCTAAGGGTAAGGTTTATGCTATTGCGAATGCAACGTATAATAAGATGAAGGGTAAGAAGCGGTGAGTAGTTTTGCTCATTGGAAGTATCGTTTGCGGTATTTTTATCGTCGTCGTAGGGGGTGAGTTATGGCTAAGTCTCCGGCTTGGCAGCGTAAGGCTGGGAAGAATCCTAAGGGTGGTTTGAATGCTGCTGGTAGGGCTTCGTATAATCGTGCTAATCCGGGGAAGCCGGGTTTGAAGCCTCCTGTGAAGATGAGTGAGGCTAAGCGTTCGCCTAAGGCGGCTGCTCGTAGGCGCTCGTTTTGTGCTCGTATGCAGGGGATGAAGAAGCGGCTTACTAGTGCTAAGACTGCTAATGATCCGAATAGTCGTATTAATAAGAGTTTGAGGGCGTGGGATTGTTGATGAATATTTGGTTGCCTAATAATGCTAGTTATGATGCGTATCGTGTTGATCGTGCTGTTAGTGAGTATGATGAGCGTTTGATGTTTGGTAGGAATGAGGATACGGGTGATTGGTGTGTGTTTATTCGTATGCCGCGTCCTCGTGATCCGTTTCCTGTGATTGGTTTTGGGGATTCTATTCCTGATGTTAATACTGTGATGGCGCGTGTTCGTCAGGCGGATACTATGCGTACTGGTAATCAGATTTATAATGAGGTTGTGTCTTCTCAGAAGCAGTATCGTGATAATTTGGATTATGTTGCTAATCAGGCTGGTGAGGAGTCGGCTGAGGTTATTGAGCACTTTATGCGTAAGCGTGGCAAGTCGCCGGTTGTTAAAAGTTTTTCTAAGGGGGTGAGTAACAATGACGCTTGATGAGATGTTTCAAGAGATGGAATTATTTGGTTTTGATGATTTTTCTGATGAGCAGAAGTTGACGCTGCTTAATGAGGCGTATTTTGATATTGTTACTCGTGAGCCTTGGCCTTTTTTGGAGAAGGTTGTAACCTTTACTATGCCTAGTGGTGAGAGTAAGGTTACGAATAATGCTAATGTGACTGTTAGTGCTGCTCAGATTACGGATTTGAATAGTGTGTTGTCGTTTATTGATACTACGAATGATATTGTGTTGACGCCTGAGCGTACGGATGTGATTGAGAAGACGCATCGTTTGGGTGAGGATGGGGGCGATCCGCAATACTATTATTTTGTTGGTGAGGATTTGTATGTGTATCCTGTTTCGACGGGCGGCACGTATCGTTTGTATTATACTCGTACTCCGATTGCTGCGACTTCTACGAGTGATACGTTTTATATTCCTGCTCGGCATCATAGTATTATTGTGTATGGTGCGCTTGTGAAGGCGTTTCTTGTTAATGATGATCCGCAGGCTGCTGTGTTTCAGAATTTGTTTGAGTCTCGTTATCAGCAGATGAGGAATGATGTTTGGATGAATCAG